TTATTCGAGGGATTAGTTGAGATTATCTCTTTGGCAGAATCAAGAGAAATCTTAGAAGAACATTTCTCCGACCTTATAAACCACTCATACCAACCAAAAAATACTTCTTGACAAATCCCTAAAATATCTGTATAATAGATATTATGATTATTAGAGGAAACATGAATTACGACCAGCATGGGCGTAAACGCAAGAAGAAAGCAACGACCAGTAAGAGGCGTTCGTCTAGTGGGTTAAGGCACCAGTCATTACGATTGGAGACGCGGGATCATGCCCCGCACGCCTCACCCTCGATACCAAGCGCAGAGCTATCCCCGTATAAGCCTGCCAAAGATACTTCATATAAGAAGGAAATTAGTAAACAATATACAGTCGCTGTTGCGTATAACAAAGGTGCATACCAAGTTATACCAAGAGATGACATCAAACACATAGGCAAATAGATATGATTTCAGATTTAGTTAGAAAAGCATCAGAAGAATACTACAAAGGTTCGCCTATTATGTCAGATGAGATGTATGACCATCTCTTTACCCTAGCAAACATTGAGGATGTTGGGTACTCTGATATCTCAGAAAAGCGGTTCCCGCATTTATATCCAATGTTTTCCTTACAAAAAGTTTGGGAAGGCGAAGATACACCTGACTTTCCGTGTGCAGTAGTTACACCTAAGTTTGATGGAGCTGCGATAAGTATATTAATTGCGGATGGTAAAGTACAAAAAGTACTAACACGAGGAGATGGAAAAGAAGGATTGGATATCACTAGACTAATGTCTAAGAAGTTACCGACATCTTTTTCACACACTGCTCCTATGCAAATCACAGGAGAGGTAGTATCTCCAAAGACTATACCAAATGCAAGAAACTATGCCGCTGGAGCATTGAACCTTAAAAGCGTTGATGAGTTTATGACTCGAGACGTAAGGTTCATTGCCTATGGCATCAACGTATACCCTACAGAAAACTATGAGTCTGACTTAGACTTTATAGAATCACTCGGGTTTGATACTGTTACTTCAATAGCTGACCAAGCTGAGGACTATCCTCAAGATGGACTTGTTATAAGAGTAAACAGTAATCAAAAGTTTGATAACTTAGGATTTACTAGTCACCACCCTAGAGGAGCGTATGCTCTGAAGAAAAGAGAGCCGGGAGTCGTTACTACATTATTAGGTGTAGAGTGGCAAGTAGGTAAATCAGGTGCAGTATCTCCAGTTGCAATTCTAGACCCAGTAATGATAGAAGATGCGTTAGTTAGTAGAGCAAGTCTGCATAATAAAGCTATCATAGAAGCACTTAACTTAGAGATTGGGTGTTATGTGGAAGTGATTAGAGCAGGTAAGATAATACCACAGATAGTGCAGAGGGTAGGATGAGTATAAGAATAGTACCAGATTTACCTATACACGAGTACAGAGGCGAAGGTAGACGTGCAGAAGTTTACAAACTCAGCAAGAGCAACTTCATTGTTAGAACCTATAAAAATAGTGTATGGCAAGAAGATAAAGAGCTTATGAATGGGGAACGTTTTGCAGAAAACTTCGCTGAAAACTTTGTTCTAGGAGAACTATAGTGCAGTACCTTTCTTCTTTATGGGATAAGTTTTTAGAGTGGAGCTGGAAAAGAGAAGCCACTAGACAGTTCTCCAAACATCAAGTTCACTACCGAGATAAGGATAACACTTGAGCGGAGGAGTATATAATCAAACGTATTTCGACAATCGTCCCCTTGAGAAAGAAAGGGACGGTGTTTTGTACGGAGTTATTTTAGTAAACACTTTTACATGGGAACGAGAATGTATCAAAGTGGGAATTGCTAGCGGTAAGGATTGGAGACACGTGATTAAGCGAAGTCGAGGATTTAAGAATTACGATTTAAGGATTCAACGAACCTATCACGATACCATATATCACTGCTGGAAGTTTGAACAAGAACTTCATGCTAAGTATAAGCATGATAGCTATGCTCCAAAAATTAAGTTTGGAGGACACACAGAGTGTTTCAAAATTTCGTCCTTAATTCTACAGGACTTTCCGAAAAATAATTCTTGACAAATGGTTGAAATCTTAGTATAATATATGTATATTTTGAGAAAAGAGATGATAACAATACCAACAGAATGTCCGAGTTGTAACACAAGTCTAAAACTTGTCAAGGATATCCTGTATTGTTACAATGAACATTGTCCTGCTAAGTGGGACAAGAAGGTGGAGGGCTTTGCCAAACACCTTAAAATAAAAGGACTTGGGCCTTCGACCATTCAGAAACTACAGATTCAAGATTTTCACGACCTCTACTCCTTATCGAGTGACGAGATAGCTGACTGTCTAAATTCTGAACGAATGGGTGACAAGCTGTATTTAGAAATACAGAAGTCTACAGAATCTGGCTTAGAAGAACTTTTGCCCGCATTTGGTATTCCACTTGTAGGCAGATCGATTTCTGCTAAGTTATGTGCAGTCGTGGATGATATCACAGAAATTAACTGGGATAGTTGTCACCGAGCAGGTCTTGGCCCCAAGGCCACTCAGAATCTAATAAACTGGATTCAAAATGAGTTTTACCCAAATGAGTACAACACACTACCTTTCTCTTTCAAGATGAAACAAAAAAGTGTAAAAGAAGAGAGTAAAGGAGTCGTCTGTATCACAGGAAAGCTTAAGAGTTATCCAAGTAAGTCAGCTGCAACAGCAGTGCTAGAGCAAGCGGGCTATACAGTAAAGAGTAGTTTAACCAACGCCGTTACATTACTCATTAACGAAAGTGGTATTGATAGTGCTAAAACTATTAATGCTGAATCGAAAGGCGTAAAAGTAATAACAAATATAAAGCATTTATTAAAGGAAATATAAAAATGGCATTACCAAAATGGACAGACGAGAGAACCGATCAACTGGTTAACTTTGTCGGTGAAGGACCTATTACTCAAGCTCAAGTTGCAGAAGCAGCTGATGAGTTAGAAACATCAACAAGAAGTGTTTCTTCTAAATTGAGAAAAATGGGTTATGAAGTTGAATTAGCATCATCATCAGCAAGCAAAGCTTTTTCTGATGAGCAAGAAGCTACTCTACAAAATTTTGTAGAAAACAACAGCGGAACATATACATACGCTGAAATCGCAGAGAACTTCGAAGGCGGACACTTCTCAGCAAAATCAATCCAAGGTAAAATCTTATCTATGGAACTTACTGGTCATGTAAAACCAGCAGAGAAAGTTGTAACACCTAGAACTTACTCTGAAAGCGAAGAAACAACATTTGTCGAAATGGTAAATGGTGGTTCATTCGTAGAAGAAATAGCAGAAGCTTTAGATAGAAGTGTTAACTCTATCAGAGGTAAAGCTCTTTCTTTGCTAAGAAGTGGAGATATTAACTCTATTCCTAAGCAAAAAGTAACTAAAGGTTCTAACAAGCAAGACCCTTTTGTTGACTTAGAAATTGCGTCTTTAACTGTAGACGAAATAGCAGAAGAAATCGGAAAAACTGTAAGAGGCGTGAAAACAATGCTTACTAGAAGAGGTCTAGCATGTGCAGACTACGATGGTTCAGCTAAAAAAGAAAAATCAGTTAGCTAGTTAAACTTTGAAGCGGAACTCCCTTTTGTGGGGGTCTCCGCTTCTTTTATTTGGGAGAATAATATTGACGCTGGCCTCAGCACTACTACATCAGATTTTATCGCAAAAAGACATTTCGGTCTGGACAGACCTGAAAGAGTTATACTTACCTGCAGAATATAAATCACTATGGAAAATCATCAACTCGCATGTCGATAGATATGGGGATTTACCTAGCTTTGAAGATTTAAAATTCGAGATAAGAGACTCTAAACTACAAGAAATGATTTTTGCAATAGAATCCATTGAGACTGAGATTGATGCTAATACTTTATTAGACTATCAGAAAAATGAATTCACCCAGACAGAGATATTATCTCAAATAGACAGTTTTGTAGATGAAACAATTGCTTTCTCTACAGCTGAGGAAAACCTCGAGTCGTTACAAGAAATTGTAGTCGAGGTTTCCGAGAAGGTCGACACTACTCCGCCAGGAGAGAATATGTCCAAGATTGAACTATTCGACCCTGATGAAGAGATTGGCAAGTTTGTCAGTCTCGGATTGAACACAGAGTATGATAGAGACTTTTCTTTTTCTCCCAAGGATTTGGTGCTAGTGGGAGGGCGACGTGGTGCAGGTAAATCTATTGCATGTGCTAACTTGGCTAATAACATTTATGAAGGCGGACGTTCTGCCTTATATTTCACTATCGAGATGGACTCTCGTCAGATTTTACAGAGGTGTTGTGCTCTAGGTGCTAACGTGCCTGTGAACAGACTGAAGTTAAAGAATCTATCTAAGGATGAGTGGAATAGAGTTGCAAAGTGGTGGTGTGATCGTTATCAAGATAGTGGGGATTTGCTCACTGATTTCTATAATCATAGAAACTTTAACGATTTACACACTAAGCTTATCAAGAACCCTCTTAGAGAGGACAAACAGATTGAGATTGTTTACGATCCGATGCTGACAATTGGTAAGATAGATGCAGTACTCAAAACAAAAATGAATCAATTACCCGATGTTGGCGTTATCATAGTAGACTATCTAAACCAAGTCAAACGATCACTAGCTTCAGGTCGTCAATATGAATGGACAGAACAAATCGAAGTTAGTAAAACTTTGAAATCTATGGCTCAACAATATGAGACTATGGTGTTCTCTCCTTATCAGACTGATGCAACAGGAGAAGCAAGATTTGCAAAAGGTATACTTGATGCCGCAGATGCAGCCTACAGCTTAAACGCTTGGGAACAACAAGATAACTGTATGACATTCAGTTGTCAAAAGATGAGAAGTGCTCAGATGCAAGACTTCACTTCTGAAATGGACTGGGACACACTAAGAATTGGACCAAAGTCTGTACTTAACCCAGAAGATAGAGAAGAGATGAAAGAGAGTACAAAAACTGGAGAAGCAATAGATGAAATATAAAGTAGGGATTACATGCAGTGCTTTTGACTTACTTCATGCAGGACATATTGCTATGTTGCGTGAAGCTAAAGACCAATGTACCTATCTAATATGTGCCTTACAAATTAATCCAAGTTTGGATAGAGTGGAAAAGAACTCTCCTACCCAAACAATTGTAGAAAGATATGCACAGCTTTCCGCAGTCAAGTATGTAGACGAAATACTCGTGTACGAAACTGAAAAAGACTTGATTGACATTCTTACAATGTATAATATTAATGTAAGAATACTCGGAGATGAGTATAGAAATAGAGACTTTACAGGTAGAGATATTTGCAAAGCAAGAGATATAGATATTTATTTTAACAAGAGAGACCACAAGTTTAGTACTAGTAGTCTTAGAAAGAGGGTAGCACAAGTAGAGTGGCTAAAATTCAATGCTAATTAAAGATAGAATACAAAAAAGAATAGACGTAGTAGAGTTTATGATGAAAGGTAATATACACCTCGTAGACCCTAAAGGAGTAATGGAATACTTACTTACAGTAACTAAGTTTTGGTCAGTACTGTCAGAAGAAGATAGAGATTACCTCCAAGCATGTCAAACATCAATAGAAGAAAAATGGGAGTGGAAACAATGAAAGATAGACATGGAATATGGCAAGGGTACAAACCCCTACCAGCAAACTTATATAATTTTAGAACACTTAAAGTAGTTACAAAACTTCCTTTATATGAAGTAAGATATTTTCAACCTTATATGGATAAAGCACAGGAAGTATTTAACTCACCAAGATGCACCACTACATGGTTAGAAGCTATGAAACATAGAAAAGACGACCACTGGGGAAATGACACAGCTTCTTATAATAATTCATTTGAATCGTTAGACAAGGATAAAATACATTCTACAAACGCATGGAATCTAAGGTCTAATTATTATTTTACATTGTATAATGATGTATTAAATAAAAGTATTTTAGATTATGACAACATCATTGAGCTTGGTGCAGGTTCAGGAGATTTTTGTAAGTTTATATTTAATATGGGATTTACAGGAAACTACACAATATTAGATTTACCAGAGGTAATAAATTTAAGTAAAACTAATTTAAAAGAATATAATGTAAACTTCATTACTAATTATAAAGATTTAGAGAGACAATCAAACTGTTTATTTATTTCAACTTGGGGGATATCAGAGACTCCAGTTGAATTTAGAGATGCAGTATTTGATCGTCTTAGACTAGATGGTTTGTTGATTACATATCAACTTAACTTTGAGCAAGTAGATAATCAAGAATACTTTTCTAAAATTAAAGGATATACTTTGCCAGTAAATTGGCATAAATGGGACGGAGGAAGTAATTTAATAATATCATGATATTATATACAGAAAAACAACTACAGACAGCTTACATACTTTATGTAAGAAGTCTACACGAAAACAATCAAATCTTTGGAAACTATCAAATGGATATACCATCACTAGAGGAATTTAGGTTGATATACGAAGCAGAGATAGAGCTAGAGTACAACGGAGATAACATACACTAATGGAAGCAGTAAGATTATTAGATGACAAGGGAGTAGATTATGTAATCTCTGGAAAAGATGCAGTTATAAAATGCTTAAATCCAGAACATGATGATAGCAACCCAAGTATGAGAGTTGACAAAGTTACAGGAATGTATCATTGTTTCTCGTGCGGATTCAAAGGTAATGTGTTTACTTTCTTTGGTGCACCCCAATCACCTTTAGAAGTCAAGAGACATATGCTAAAAGAAAAGATTGCAGAGAAGAAAGCATCTTCAGTAGGTATTACATTACCTGCAGGAGCTATAATGTATGATGGGACTCTAAGAAACATTAGTGCAAACACATTGAAAATATGGAGTGCATTTACTTGGGAGGATGGGGGCAACTTTGCAGGCAGAGTTATATTCCCTATTCGAGACATAACAGGAAAGACAGTTGGATTAATAGGCAGATTACTAAGAGACGATCCAACAAGGCCAAAGTATCATCTTTATCCACCAGGATTAAAGTTACCATTATGTCCTGCAAAACCTGAAATGATACAAAACAGAATTATATTGGTTGA